GAACGTCGTGTATCCAGTCGAGAAGGGGAATGTCCCAGTCCCCTTCGTGCACATCCCCGTCGCGGTGTTGACCGAGTAGTAGTCAACCACGGCAGTCTCCGTGAGCGTGAAGACCCTAGTTCGGTACACCCCACAAGTCGAACCGAGTTCCTGGAAGTAGCCCACCCCTGCGCCGACAGGCGTGCATCCCGTCGTCACCGGGCTGATGAAGATGCGATTCGTGCAGCTTGGGTCAGTGAAGTAGGCTATGCCGCTAGCACCCGTGTACGGCGGAAGGCATCTGAGCGTGTCGTCGCCCGCCGTGCTGGGTGAACAACTCACGCCCAACTTGCTGTCAAAGTAGCCTGCAAAGGTCTTGACGGTCATGCCATCCGGCGTGGTCGTCGTCTGGTAGCGGAGCTTGATCCTCGACCCGCTCGTCCCCTCAGGGGCGGCCATGGCGTCGGGGACCGGCGACACGAGGGCGTCGAGCACCTCCCCGATCGAGACGTCGCCACCCCCATCGAGCTGCTTCGCCACCTGCTCAGCAGTGGTGGCCGAGCACGCCACGAACACGTACACGACCACGGCCCCCACGAGCGACGACGCGACGCGACGGATCTGCATGGTTGGTCTCCCGGTTTGAACGGAGACACGACATCGGAGAGAGGCGGGAGATGCAAGCCTCGGGTGCGTCGGCCGCAGGATCCACCTATCGGCCCGCATCTTCGAGTCGTCGGGGAAGTCTCCCCTCGGCGCCCTTGGCCCGGCAGGCTTCCCGGGCCGCTCCGATCTGGGGGGCGCCGGACCTATGGGCATGGGGTCGGCGCCCCCCGATCACTTCGAGCATGTCGGTCACGACGCGCGCTTGAGGGCCTCCATCCACGACGACGCCTCCAAGAAGGCGGCCTTCATCGCGTCACTCACGACCCCGCCGTGGCGGTCCGGGTGGATGTCGAACATGCGCTGGCGAAGGATCTTGCGGGCTCCGTCGATCGTCGTGGCACCGAGACGCGTGAGGATTTCGCCCACGGAGATCCCGCTCGACCAGGAGGAGCGCGCCTTCCTCGGGCCCCTGGCCTTCGGCTTGGCCTTCTTCGGCTGGCACTTCGTCCAGGCGGTCCACATCAGGTGCTTGAGGCGTCCCAGGCCCGGCTGCACGTGCACCTGGTGGAGGCGCGGGTGCAGCCCCACGAAGAACGACTCGACCCAGGCCATGAGCCTCTCGATCGCGCTGGCGATCGTCACGGGACCGGGGCGGTGCACGGGTGCGGGAGGCGACCGGCGGGCGAGCCCGTGCCGCAACTCACCGAAGCTGTCGTAGAGGCGCTTGAGGTACGGGGCGGCGAGCCGGCCGGCGAGATCGGTGAGCAGTTCGACGACCTCGCCGAAGGCGTCGTACATGACGCTCGGCTTGAACGTGGGATCCGGCGTGAGCAGGAAGACGTCGTGCGGGCCGTTGCCCGCGCCGATCGACCGGAGCCAGCCCTCCTCCTCGGCCCACTTCTGGAGACGCTGGCCCGTGGTCTTCGAGGTGATGCCAGCAGCCCGGTTCAAGTCCGCCGGGGAACACCCGCCGGGGAAGCGCTCCTCCAGGAGGTCGGCGTACGCGCGGGCATCACGCCGCATCTGTGCCGCGGTGCGACGCGGGGCACGCTTCGGGGGCTTCGGGGGCTCGGGGGTCGGCTCCGCCACGCTCGGGGGGGCTGCGTCGTTCGGCGCGTGCTCGGGCTCCTGGACGGCCCTCACGTCGCTCGCCGGGACCTCCTCGACAACCGGGGTCGCCATGGTCGCCAGGACGCGGCGCACCTCCTCGATGCCCTCGGCATGCGTGGGGGAGTCCTCGTACACCTTCGAGAGGCGCATCATGCGCTTCGCGGACGCGGTCTTCTCCTCCACAGTGCCGGTGTGCCAGGGGCCGAGGGCCGCCCTGTACAAAACCAGCACCTCGTCCCAGACGCGGACTGCCGCGCGGATCTTCGTCACCGGGATGCCGAGTCGACTAGAGATGTCCGCCGTCATCCCTCCCTCCGGCCGTGCTGCCTTCGGGATGCGATCCCAGTACCACTGCGCAGCATTCGCCCCCGCGCCGATCCGGAAGGTCTCGAAGAACCCGAACCCAGGACGGCCGCGGATGCGCTCGACCGCTTCGAGGTACTCGCGGAGATCCGGGTGCGACGCTCCGACCTTGACCTGGGACGGCTTCGGGGGCTCGGGTTCCGGTTCCGGTTGCCAGACGAAGCCCTCGAAGGGGACGACGTCCTCGACGTCGTTCGAGGGCGCGGGCGCCACCTCGACGTCCTCGGGCGGCTCGAAGTTGAGGGCCTCGACGAGCATCTCGTGCGCGTAGGAGAGGTCCTTGGGGTCGATGAAGTAGCGGGTCGTGGGGGTCATGGCACCGGGGGGTGCCAGAGGGGGTTCGGGGTCCTGGGTCTCGTGGGCTGTCCCTCTGACGCCCTACGTACAGGTCTCGACAGGCGGCGGTCCTGTCCAAACCGGATAAAACCGCATCCGTGCTTTGTCGGCCCTGGCTAACCCATTGATCTCCAATGAGAACAATCGACACACCGGCGTGATATGTCCGCCCGAAAGGCCAATCGCACCGCGTCATTGGAGATTTGACCACCCATACCTACATCAATGACGGCCCCCGGAACGTGTCTTGGGGGACACGACCCCCAAAGAGAAGGGGCCGCACCTGCGGCCCCTCGGACACGACTTGGGGGTCGTGGGGATCTACTGCCCCCGAAGGTGCTCCCAGGCCGTGCGACGCCGGCCCGAGTAGGCCGCCGCAGCCTCCTCGGCGGCCTGTAGTGCCCCCGATGCCGCCGCGAGGGCCGTGAGGATCTCGGCCACCACCTGCACGTCGATCAGCGGCACGTGCACTTCGTTGGGGCTCTGGGCGGGCATGGTCGTGTGGTTCCTTCTTGGGGTCACGTGGTTTCGAGCTGAAATCGCAGCCGATCGCGCTCCTTCTCGGCTGCGACACGGGCCTGATGTGCACGGGCAAGTGCACGGCGTAGGTCGAGGTTCTCTCCGCGGATCTTGATCGCCTGGTCGTGCAACTTGGCGATCTCGGCGTAGAGGACTTCGCGAAGCGGGTCTTGGTCGAGGTCGGGATCGAGGGACATATCGGTCGTCTCCAGTGCTATGGGGAGATTCGATCCGATCTACATCTGGATATGATCTTGGGGGTCGAGTCGCTCAGACGTCATTCATAACGCTGGCGTAGTGATCCTCGGACTCCATGCCAGTCGGCTTCGGCACGTAGGCGTCCTTGAGGGCCGTGTGCACCCGCGCGCCTCTCGCCCCGATCGAGACCTTCACGTGATCCGTGTCGACGAGGTGCGCGACGACGCCACGTAGGGCCGAGCGGCTGATGTCCTTCGCCCGATCCTCAATCCCGCTGGCCGACAGCCCGGGGTTCTTCACGATGATGTCGAGCACCATCGAGCAGTGCGCGACATCCTCCTGCGACTCGGCGGCGCCCTCCGGCACGAGGTCGATGCGCAACCCCCATCGGAGATCGTCGCCCATGGGGTTCGCGATCGTGGGGTCGCCGACGTCCACGATCTTGTACGCCATCGGGGCGAGCTTCGAGCCGCGGAGACGCTCCTTTTCGTGCGTGAGGGCCACCACGCCGTCATCACGGCGGTCGGCGACGTAGCACCCCCCGAGGGCGTCGTAGAGGGCCGAGGAGCCTCGGATCATCATGCGCGCCGAGCCCGCCTGGTCCTTCGTCGGCTTGCGACTGTGATGAATAACGAGCGGGAGGCACCGCTCGCCCGCGACCCGGGAGAGCATGTCGAGGGGCACGCGGGCCTCGCTGGAGTTCTCCTCGGTCGAGGGTGATGCCGCACGAAACGAGTCGATGATCACGAGGTCGAAGTTCTTGAGGGTCGTGCGGAGCAGGGCCTCGGTGGCCGGGTCGTCGATCTTCTGCGTCGGGAAGTTCGCGAGCCGAAGGCGGTCCTCGGCGATCAACCTCTGGACGTCGATCCCCATGCCACGACAGAGGCGCTGGTAGCGCTCACGCGTGAGGTACCCGCCCTGCTCGAAGTCGAGGTGTAGAACTCGCCCCTGCGTGACCTCGTGCAGGCCGAACACGGGCTGGCCCGAGCAGACGCAGAGGGCCAGGTACTGCGCGAACATCGTCTTGCCGCTGTCGCCGTACCCCGCGAGCATCACCGTGCCGACGAGGGGCGAGAGCCGGAGGCCCTTGCAGAGCCACGTCGGCAGCGGCAGCGGCTCCAGGATGTCCGCCGCGCTCATCGTGATGATGCTCGACTGCGCCGCCTCCTCGAACGTAGCGAGCTGCTCCTTGATGAACTTGACGCCGTCGGCCTCGCCCTTGAGGGTCGTCTTCCTCTTGCCATCGACGACCTCAAGCCCCTTGGTGGCGATCGTCTGGAGCTTGCGCCCCATCACCGCCAACTGGATCTGGCGCTCCGTCGCGCACGCCATGTCGAGGTGGTACTGGAAGTTCGTCCGGATGAGCGGCGAAACCTCTCGGAGGTCCTTGAGGCGCTCCTCGACCTCGACATCGCCGTTGCACGCCGTGTGGATCGTCGCCGACGACGGCACCTCGTCGTACGTCGCCACGTGCGTCTCGATGATCTTGAAGATCATCAGGTCGTCGCCACGGCCGATGACCAGGGCCCCCGAGGTCACCGCCGCCGCCAGGCGCTCCCAGTTGAACCGCAGGTTGTCGAGACTGACCTTCGCCTCGCCCGTGATGTCGGTGTACTCGATCACGGAGCGCAACAGCGCCTTGGCCGATAGACGTCCCTCGTCGGCGTAGTCGGTAGTCGGTTGATTCGCTTGCTTGATGTAGTTAGACACTCTCGACCTCGACCCAGGAACGGCAGCCCCTGATCCGGCTGCCGTCCCTCATTGGGGGTCGTGCTGCGGGGTCTCCCGCTTGCGGCGCACGGGGGCCGACTTCTGATTTGATCCCGTTGGGGGTCACTCGGATGCCTTGGCCTTGGCCTGCTCCTTGGCACGCTCCCGGGCCTGGGTGACGGCCGCGTGCCGCGCCTTGCGCCTGGATACCGACGAGGCCCGCAGCTCGGCGATCGAGGCCAACGCCACGCCATCGTCGGCCTTGAACTGCCGCAGCCCCAGGACCAGGGCCGCCGCCGCGATCCGGTGCTGCGTGCTACCCGGGTGCCGCGACACCAGGTACGCCAACAGGTCCACCAGCTCATTGGTCTTGAGGACCGATAGGCATCCCCCCACCACCTCGTGCGCAGTCATCAGTGCCGTGTTCGAGTCGTCCATTTGCCGTGCCTCCTGTCATACGGAATCCGATAAGTAGATTTCGTATGCAGGCCGGTACACCGGAGGGGACGCCCGATAGGGGCTGGACGAGCACGTTCGACATCGGGAGAGAGATCGACGAGCGATTCCTCCCGAGTCGGGTATGAGGATGTAGGCAACTAGGGCGTCCCAGCTCGCCGGCGAGCTGACCGATTTCGGCGAGGTGGCGGCGAGCTGAATGGCCATTCACCTCGCCGAGGGGTCGGCGAGGTCAAACGCTTGATTTCTCGCAGCTCGCCAGCTCGCCGCAGCTCGCCGATCCATGTCGGCGAGGTCGGGGGTCACCAGTTCGCCAGCTCGCCACCCCCTTTAAGGGTGGCAGCGTCCGGCGAGCTGGCGAGCTGGGAGACTGAAGAGAGGAGGACCTCAGAGGTCGAGAACCTCAGAAGGGGAGTCCTCGTAGAACAGCGCCTCAGAAAACCCAGACCTCAGGGAACGCCTCAGAGGACATCTCCAGGGAACAACGCCTCAGAGGACAGCTCCCAGACCTCGCCGACGCCTGGACGCATCCGACGCGCCGAAGGCGCGTCCCGCGTAGGGGCCGGGGCCGGCGTTCCACGGTCGCGCTGCAAGGTCGCGCTCCATGGTCGTGCTGCCGGCGTTTCCTCGCCCCGGCGTGTGGTGCGGCCTGGCGCGCAAGAGCTGGGTGCTTACCCTATCCGGATGTCCAACTCCCCCATGCCTCCCGTAACATTCGATTTTTCCCGGCAGCCCAAGGCGCAGTTCGAGCGGTTCGCCCTGCAACGCTACGCCGCCAAGTTCGCCGAGGTGGCGAAGCTCACCGCCAAGATCCGCGACCTGGAGGGGAACGCCGGACATCACCGGAAACACGGCGAGCACGCGCCAGCGACCACGTTCGAGAAGGTCGCCAGCGAGCACCGCCGCAAGCTCGAAGAGGCAAAGCGCGCCCTGGTGGCGTGGCAGCAGTGCATCGAGCACTTGAACAAGCCCGCCTCACCGCCGGCCCCGAAGCCCGTCGTCTTGCTCCCGCCCTCGTATCTCAACGCCGGCCAGAAGCTCGCCTGGATGATCGGCGCGCACATGGCGAACACGTTCGGCAAGTAGCCCTTCGAGCCCCGCCGAGCCGCCGAACCTCACACGCGGTTTTGGTTGCGCGCGGAACATCTGTTTCACTTATTGCCGACCTACACCCACCCCACGATCCCGACGTGTGGGATAGCCGGCACCCAACCCTGACCCGACCCCCGATTGGAGCACACGGCCCGAGGGCCGTTGACTCGTTGACTGAAGCCCCGGACCACCACGGCGCCGGACGTGTACACGTCCCGGTCGGTAGGTTGACACAACTTCGGCCGTGCCTATTGGTTCCCCATGGCTCCGACATCCCGCCCGACCCGTGTGATCGCCTACCTGCGCTGCTCCACCCCCGGTCAGGCCGAGGACGGCATCAGCCTGGAGGTCCAGCGGGACCGGATCACGGCCTACGCGGCCCTCTACGGCCTCGACGTGGTGGGCTGGGAGCAGGACGCCGCCTCGGGCAAGGACCTCGGGCGGCGGGGCCTACGTCGTGCGCTTGAAGCGCTGGACGACGGCCGGGCCGAGGGTCTCGTGGTCGCCAAGCTCGATCGCCTCACGAGGTCGGTTCGAGACCTCGGCGACCTGATCTCCGATCACTTCGGCGGTGAGGAGGGCTCGGCCCTGTTCTCGGTCGCAGAGCAGATCGACACCCGCAGCGCCTCGGGCCGGATGGTCTTGAACATCCTCGTCACGGTGGGCCAGTGGGAAAGGGAGACCATCGTGGAGCGCACGACCGAGGCCATGGCCCTGAAGCGGGCCAACAACGAACGCCTCGGGCGCAACGTCCCCTACGGCAAGGCGCTGGCCGAGGACGGCGTCCACCTTGTAGACGACCTCTGGGAGGCGTCGATCATCGCCAGGGCCAAGGCCCTCAAGGGCGAGGGCCTCGGCCTGCGACGCATCACCCAGCGCATCACGGAGGAGGGCTACACGACCCGCAAGGGGACGCCCTTCGCCACGACGCAGATCGCTCGGATGCTTGCCGACTAGCAAGAGGGCCGGAAACCTACTCCGTGCGAGCAAGGTCCCCGATCATCTCGAAGTAGTCCCGCATGGCTTCGTGGGTGATCGCCCCGTTGCGGCACAATTCGCGGAGTTGACCCGTGTAGCTCTCGTAGGCGGCCAACGTCGTCGCGAAGAGAGGCGCAGCCGCACAGGCGTGAGGCTCGCAGTAGGCGCTGCCGTCATCATCAAGCAGCACCGGACGATTCCGAGCCACGAGTAGGCGCTGCGCCCGGTCACGGCACTGGGGGCAAGGCTTCAGCGGGTAGGCGAGATCCTTGGCGGGAACGATCTTCATGCCTCGACCGTACGCCCGCCCCGATGCCCTCGCCTAGCCCTCTAATCCATGCGCTAGGTCACGGGGCGGCCTGGAATCGCCCCGGTGTAGCGGGGCACCATGGAGACACACGACCTCTACCAACGCACCGAGCGGCTCGGCATCACCGACAACTTCTTGGCCGCGTATCAGCGCTGGGATCGGGCGATGGGGGTCGTCATCGACACCTTCGGCGCCAAGCAGCGGGCCGGCCGCCTGAACGAGCCGCACGGCGAAGCCGACATCGCCGCCCTCGACGAGCTGCGGGACTCGACCGCCGCCCTGAGGGCCATGCTCCGCACCGTTCGGGAGCCCGCCTAGATGGCCGCCGCCCGCATCGTGGAGATCATCCCCGCCGAGACGGTCCTCCGCCTGCTCGCGCAGGAACTCGCCCGAGATGCCCGAGCCCCCGTCCAGTGGCTCGCGCCGGTCCGGGACACGTACACGACGTCCATCCGCTGGACCCCCGAGCTGGCCCTCAAGACGTTGAGGAAGGCCCTCTCGCGCATGAAGGGGGCCACGGTGAAGGTAACCTGGACGGGCGAGCCCTGGAGCGACGTGAGGGCGTCGTGGGCGGCCCCGTGAAAGGTCCTGTAGTGCCCTGAAAGGTCCTGTAGGCGGGAGCCTGGCCGATCACTTCGGCGGCAGTGCGCCCAGAAGCGCCCCGCGTGGCCCCTCGCCGATCGGCGTCGAGCGCTGGGCCGCCTGGCCCGGGGAGGCGCCTCCGCAGACCTGCACGCAGACCTGGTAGCCGTCGGAGCAACCGGCGTGGCACTCGGCCTCCCCGTCGCGACGCAGCGGGCACATCCCCTGGCACGTCGTGCGATCGAGATTGCACTCTGAGATGCAGAGGGTGCGGTCCATCCCCTTGTCGCCTGCGAGCGTGCTGGCCTGATTCTCAGCGTGCCGCGACCCCACGACGAACCCGCCCAGCATGCTGAGCATGCCGAACGCCACGAGCTTGGCGACCAGGGGCACCTTCGGGCTCTGCTCGACCGGACGTCCCGCCCTCTCCTGATCACCCATGAGCGATTGGACGGCCCGGGCTCCCAGCGATTCAGAAATGGACCGGCGACCCCCTGCCCCCGTACGTAGGCCATGAGCAACGAACATGGGGCGGAAGACGGGCCCGGCGGTGTACTAGCCGGAATGCCCGCCGGATCGATTGCAAGTCGCAAAAACCAATGCCCTGCTGAAGGCATGCACCGGATCCGTGGTCGAGCCTGCATCCACCTCGACGGGTCGATCACGTTGCTCCACGCGGACGGCCTGATCGACATCCCCGCTGCCGATGTCGAGGCCGGTCGCCTGTCGGAGCCCTGGTTCTGGACGGCCCTTCGGCGCCTCGGGGTCTCCTACGGCGGGCCGAAGCAGCCCAACGCGGCGCACCGTGCCCGCATCGTCCAGGCGCTTGCCCGCCTGCTCGGAGGTGAGTGATGGCCCGCAGGAAGAAGGCGCCGGCCCCTGCCCCCCGGGTCGCACCGGAGGGCCCGCTCCGGTGCTTGATCTTCGCGCGCGTCTCCAGCCCCGATCAGCGCGACACCAAGACGATCGAGAGCCAGCTTCGGGAGCTACCCGAGTACGCGGCCCGCATGGGCTGGATCGTCGTCGGCATCGAGAAGGAGGACGGCGTCTCCGCCGTGTACCTCACGTTGGCCGAGCGCGAGATCTTCAAGGCCGTCCTCCAGCGTGGTGAGAAGCACGACTACGACGTCCTCTTGGTGATCGACCTCGATCGCCTCACGAGGGCCGACGATCGGGTCGAGAGGGCCATCGTCTACGAGCGGCTCCGTCGTGCCGGGATCCTCCTCGCCACCCCGGCGGGCGGCGTCGTCGACCTCGACAACCCCGAGAACGCGATGCTCGTGGGGCTCGTCTCCGAGTTCAACGCGTACGAGGCGAAGAAGATCAAGTCCCGGACCCAGCGCGGGAAGCGGCAGGCCAAGGAGGAAGGCCGTAGGCCGCCGAGCAAGAACCCCTACGGCCTGCGGTGGGTGACGCCGTCCGACGCGGCCCGGAAGTCGATCGGGCAGTTCGTCGAGGTCTCCGACGAGGCGGAGATCATCCGCCGCATCTACGTCCAGGCGATCGAGGACGGCATCGGGCAGATCGTCGACGACCTCGACCTCGAAGCGGTCCGTACCCGTGCGGGCTCCCGCTTCGCGGCATCGACGATCACCAAGCTCCTGCGCAGCCCCCTCTACAAGGGCGTGTTCCCAAACCACCCCAAGGTGAAGATCCCGGCCATCGTTGACGCCGAGACGTGGGAGGCGGCGCAGAGGGCCATCACGTCGCGCCGGTCGGAGCGCGTGTGGCAGGGGCAGGCGAACTACCTCCTCGCGAACATCCTCAAGTGCGGCGTCTGCGGGCGGGCGATGTGGACGTGCAACCCCCGGAGCACGGGTCACCACAAATACGCGTACTACCGCTGCTCGACGACGAACCAGTACAGGAAGATGGGGCTCGATGGCCCTTGCGGGCAACGTCACCACCGGGTCGACCCCCTCGATGCTGCCGTCTGGTCCCGGCTCGCGGACGTCCTCTCGGATCCGGTTCTTCTTCGTGAGGCATGCGAGGCGGTCCGCGAGGAGGGCGACCCGGGCATCGACTGGGAGAAGCGGGTCGCCGACTGCGACCGTAGGCTCGACCAGCTCACCAAGTCCGTGGCCACGGTCCAGCGCCGCGAGCGTGCCGGGATGATCACCGAGGAGGAGGCGGAGACGACCCTCGACGAGATCGCCAAGGAGCGGAAGGCGACGGAGAACAACCGGAGGATCGCCACCTCGAACCTCGCCGACATGCAGGTCACCCGCCGGGCCCGGCGGACCATCGAGCAGCAGGCGTCCCGCCTCGCCGAACGGCTTCGTGACGCCACGTTCGCGGACCGCCGGCAGATCCTCCGGCTCGTGGTGGACCCCTCGGCGGGGGGCCGCCTCATCGTCCGCGCCGATGGGTCCGTAGAGATGTACGGCGCCATCCCGCTCTCTACGGACGAGGCTGCGGCGGCGTTCGCCCCCCTGGAGCTTCACTTCGGCACGTAGCTTTCCCCTTGTTTTCCCGTGGTATGCGTTCGTTCCCATCCTCAGCAGGATCGCCTCCGTTGGCATACGGCGACGATCCGGGAGACATCCCGATGCCCGCCCTCGCCCTGATCCTCGCCGTCGTCCTCGCCCTGTTCGGCTGCGGAAGCACCCCGACCCCCACCCAGGACGCCGACCGCTGCCCCCCGGCCTACGTCTGCGGTGACGGCTGGAGCTTCCGTCCCCCGGTCCAGCCCCCGACCGTCCTCACCCGGACGACCGACCCCGAGACCGTCACCCTCAAGGGCATCGAGGTCGAGCAGGTCGCCTACGTCGGGTCGGTCGACGACTACCTCACGTCGTTGGACCCTGAGCACCGCCAGCTCGTCACGACCTCGAAGCGGACGTTTGCCGGGTACCCGGGCGGCATCGCAGCCCTGGTCGAGCCACTCCGCCGGTACGTCGTGCTCCACGACGGGCTGCTGCTCGTCGTGACGTTCGACGAGCACATGTTCGACTTCGCCACGACGGAGACGGCGATCTCGACCCTCATGATCAAGCGGCCGTGCCCCCTGGCGTCGGTTCGGGGGCCGTCGTGGTGCCTCGTGGCGCCCCCCGGGCTGCACGAGGTCCGTCGTGATGTCGTGCCCGAGAGGGTCGTCCTCGCGGCTCCCGACGACACGCTCGTCCTGGAGATCGACTCGGGGAGCTACGCCGGAACCCTGGACGACTACCGGGGCCACCTCGACCCGACCCCGGGGATCCCGAGCTTCGGCTGGACCTACTCGTGGGAACCCACCCCGGTCTCGGGCACGCCCGGGTACCGCGTGACGATGCACGGCCCTGATGCGACCTGGGAGCGCTGGGTCGTCGTCACGGGCGGCAAGCTCGTGTTCGTGACGTACCTCGACGCGATCCCCACGGAGCAGATGCTGGCGTCGATCGTCACGCTGAAGATCGCACGATGAGCCCCGAGGCGGCGATCGAGGTCGCGGCGGCCCTCGCAACGGCGGGCACCCGTCATCGGCTCGACGAGGTCCGGGTGCGGATCGCCCGGCACTACCTCCGGCGGATGCCGGCGATCCACCGGCTCCCTGCCGAGGACCTCGTGCACCGGCTGCTGCTGGAGACCGGCCTGGGGGCCGTCGCCCGGTGAGCGCCTACCCCCGCGAGGGCATGACGTTCACGATCACGGTGACGGGTGAGCGCGATGCCGGACGCCGGTGCAGCTTCGAGATCGACTGGCACGACGGCAAGAGGCCCCGGGGCCAGTGCTACTTCGCAGACCCCGACCTCCACGCCCGACGGCTTCGGGCGGACGGGCACGTGGTGGTCTTCGGTGTACCGACGCCGTCACGATGACGGACCTCACCATCGCCATCCACGAGACCAAGCCCGCGGCCGACGAGGCCGACGCCGTCGATCGGTACCTCGCTGGGAGCCGCGACCCCCAAGACGAGGCGGCCTTCGACGCCTACCTGTTCTCGATCCTCGACGTGTACGCCGACCCGGAGGCCGCAACGTGAGCGACCCCCGCAACAAGTCGAAGCGCACCATGTACTTCCCCCCGGAGATGCTCGAAGCGATCGAGGCCGAGGCCGCTCGCCTCGATCGTTCCTTCTCGTGGGTCGTGCAGCGTGCGTGGATGTTCGCGCAGGAACACGTGCAGAGCATCCCCGGCGCGGGCGACCCTGCGTTGGGCGAGGAGGATCGTTAGATCCTCTTGTCGTCGCGCATCTACGAGATGCCGCCGACGCCTGCACCCGCTCCCTCCCCGCCCTACCCGCTGCACCCCGTCCCGGACGCCGACCCCATCGAGGATCTGCGGGCCGAGGTCGGCGTGCACTTCGACCACCTGCACGCACGGATCGATCGGGTCGAGGAGCGCCAGGGCGCCAACCTCGATCTTGCCGTCGAGGCGATCAAGACGGCGAACGCCACGCAGTCGAAGAAGACCGCGGCGTGGGTGTCGATCGGCACGGCCCTCATCACGACCCTGGGCGCGATCGTCGTCGCCTACTTCAAGGTGAGGGGCTGATGGCCGGCATCCCTGGACGTGCCCCCGGTAGCCCCGGCAGCACCCACACGAAGCCCATGGAGCCGATGAAGCCGCTCGGTGAGGAGCGTGAGGTCGGTGACGAGGAGCTGGCCGTCGCGGCAAAGCGCAAGGGCGGCGGCAACAAGATCAGCCCGAACCTCGAACCGATCGTGCTCGAAATGATGCGCGACGGGTACAGCACGACCGCGATCAGCAACAGGCTCGCCGACGAGCACAAGCTGAACGTGCACCCTGCCACGGTCCGCACGTTCCTCCGCCGCCACCGGGAAATTAGGGCCCAGGCCGTCGAGGAGGCGATCGCCCAGGCCGTCGCGAAGGATGCGACCGCCGACCTCACCAGGCTGGCGAAGGTCACGGCGCAGCTCGAAGAGGCGATGGAGTTCCACTACGTCCGGCCTCGTTTCTGGATCAAGCTCGTCGAGCAGTACCGCAAGGTTCTCGACACCAAGCTGCGCTTCACCATCCGCGGCACGCCGCTCCCCGCAGAAGAAGCCGCGCAGGTCGAGCAGGACCTCAAGAGCGTCCTGGAAGCCAAGCTCGATTCGCTCCCGGTCACGCCGGCCCCCGCGAACGAAGACGACGACGATCCCGACGACGACACCGGCGATCCGGACGACGCCGCGTAGCCCTCTTGTCGCCGCGCATCCTGTAGGTGTCGTCTCGGATCCCCATCGAGCTGATCGATCGAGTGCGTCGTCTCTCACCAGACGCACGGCGAGCACTCGTACGTGAGCTTCCGGCCGCCCTGGTCGAGGAGCTGCTCTACGACTGGAGGCTCACGGCCCGTCCCGAGCAGCTCCCGCCCGATGGGGGTTGGCGGACGTGGCTCTACTTGGCGGGCCGCGGTGCCGGCAAGACGGCGAGCGGCGCCGGGTGGGTCCGTTCGATCGTGGAGGACGGCTCGGCCCGCATGATCGGGCTCTGCGCCCCGACGATCGCGGACGTCCGCGACATCATCATCAAGGGCCCCTCCGGCATCCTCAACGCCTTCCCGCCGTCGCAGAGGCCGACGTACCTTCCGTCGAAGCGGCGGATCGAGTTCAGGAACGGTGCCGTGGCCGTGTGCCTCACGGCCGAGGAGGCCGACTGCCCCCGCGGGCACAACCTCGACGCCGTCTGGTGCGACGAGTTGGCGATGTACCCCAACGGGGGCGACGAAATCTGGTCGAACCTCCAGCTCGCCCTGCGTGCCGGCCCTCATCCCCGAACGTACGTCTCGACGACCCCGAGGCCGACGAACCTCATCAAGCGGCTCGTGACCGCCGCGACCGACGTGAAGTCCGGCACGGTGATCACGCGCGGCAAGACCTTCGACAACAAGGCCAACCTCCCGGCCTCGTTCCTGGAAGCGATCGAACGCGAGTACCGGGGCACCCGGCTCTGGCGGCAGGAGATCGAGGGCCTCGTGCTCGACGACATCCTGGGCGCGCTCTGGCGCCTCAAGGAGGACATCCACGAGCGCAGGGTCACCCAGGCCCCGCAGCTCGTACGGATCGTCATCGGCGTCGACCCCGCCGTCACCCAGAACGAGGACAGCGACCTCACCGGGATCATCGTGTGCGGCATCGACGAGAAGCGGCACGGGTACGTCCTGGAGGACCTCTCGGGCCGCTACTCCCCCGTCGAATGGGCCCGGAAGGTCGTCGACGCCTTCCATCGGTGGCGTGCCGACCGTGTGATCGTCGAGCGCAACCAGGGCGGCGACCTCGTGACGCAGAACCTCCGGGCCGTCTCGGGGTTCCTTCCGATCACGACGATCCACGCGTCGAAGGGGAAGTTCTCCAGGGCCGAGCCCGTGGCGACCCTCTACCAGCGCGGCCACGTGCACCACGTGGGGGTCCACGACGAGCTTGAGCTGGAGATGACGGGCTACAGCCCGCAGGTCGCCCGCAAGAGCCCCGACCGGATGGATGCCCTCGTATATAGCTTGACCGACCTGATGCTGGGCGGCGTGACGACGCGTGACCTCGGGGGTTACGTCGCGTGACTAGATTCCGTCCTTGATCGTCCCCACCCAGTCGATGTTGAGGTCGCAGAAGGTCGAGTCTGGATTCACCGTCCCGACCCAGCCCTTCAACTCATATCGAAGGCGCTTGCCCTTGTCGATCAGGTCAAACTTGATCTGAATTTGCGCCGTCTTGGCCTTCTCGAACAGCCAACGACTCAGCGCGGGGTCGGGCGAAACCACACGGATCTGCGGCGTACCGCGCTCGACTGCGTGAAGCGCGGTATCGACTCCTTGAACGATGAGCGCGTGCCCCACAACTCCAGACGAGTCCTCGAACCGAAACGGGAGCTTCGACATTCCGCCAAGTTGGGCGATCTCAACGCGTCAGGCAAGCGACCGGCCGAATCCACCTATCGCCCACCACGATCGTGGGCATCCCGTACAAGGTCATTTCCGCGCCGTCCCCCGAGTACCGGGGCGACATCTACTGCGAGCTGCGGACTCTCTACAGCGGCGGATACGAGGTCGAGGCCAACGCAGCCCGGTTCCTCCCTCGCGCCGTCAACGAGCCGCAGATGCGGTACCAAGAGCGGCTCCGGAGCTGCGGGTACATCAACTACCTCGCGGAGATCACCGACAGCTTCGTCTCGGAGGTGTTCACCAGCCCGCTGGCCCTGCTCCCTGCGGCAGACGCCGACGACGCCTCGACCCCCGGCACGCTCCCGTCGGATGAGGGCTACTATCGGGCGCTCCAGGCCGATGCCGACCTTACCGGGACGGCCCTCTCGACGTGCCTGCAACGGCAGCTCACCGAGGCCCTGGTCCTCGGTCGCAGCTACCTGCTCGTGGACTTCCCAGCCCTCGATGGCCAGCCGGTGCCGGCCACCCTCTTGGAGGAGGACGCCCTCGGGGCGTCGCGCGCGTACTGCGTCCAGCTCCCGACCGACGCCCTCATCTCCTGGCGCAAGGACGACCACGACGCCTTCATCTGGGCGATCGTGAAGAAGGTCGTGCCGGTGCGTGAAGGGCCCTTCGACCCGCCCGGCATGATCCGGGAGGAGTTCAAGGTCTGGGTGCGTGAGGAGAGCGGGCTCGTGACCTGGAAGGTCTTCGCCACGCCGCCTCACCCCGTGAGCAAGCCGCCGAAGCCGAACGACGACGTCCCCCTGGTCGAGGAGGGCACGACGTCGTTCGACTCGATCCCGGTGCTGGAGCTGGTCGTGCCGCCAGGTCTCTGGGTCGGCAACAAGATCGGCCCCCTCGTCCGCGAGCACTACCAGCGCCGATCGGCTCTGGTCTCGGCGCAGAACAAGAGCCTCTTCGCCCTGCCGGTTGCGTACCTGGGGCCGGAGATGTCGGCGTCCGGCGACGCCCTCCCGGCCGAGGTGCAGCAGAACCCCAACAGGGTCGGCAACGGCCCGGCGGCCTCGATGAAGGCGTCCGGGTTCATGGTGATGGGCAAGGACGACAAGATCGCCTTCGAGGAGCCGAGTGGGCAGAGCTACGAGATCGTCGCGACGCAGCTCAAGGAACTCGTGGACGAGGTGCACCGCACGGTGAGCCAGATGGCCGCCTCCGTATCCTCCACCGCCAACGCGGTCGGCAGGTCGGGGGACTCCAAGGCGCTCGACCGGGCCTCGACGGAGATCGTCGTCGATGCCCTCGCCGGGCTCGTGAAGGGCTACGCGAAGAAGGTGTTCGACTTCGTTTCCCGTGCACGTGGGGAGTCGATCGTCTGGCAGGCCGTGGGGCTCGATCGCACCGACTACCCGGACCGGGCCCAGCTCCTCCAGGAGGCGCTCGCCGTCGAGTCGATCCCGATCCCGAGCCCGACGTTCATCAAGACCTACAAGACCAAGCTCGCCTTGGCGTTGATCCCCAAGATCGACCCGATGACGTCGAACGTCATCCGGGACGAGATCTCCGACGCGATCGACGCGATGCCGGATCCCCACCCCGAGCCCGATGGCGACGAGAAGCCCGACGACAAGGACGAGAAGAAGCCGGAGGACGGCAACCCCAAGGGCAAGGCAGACGTCGGGGGTGAGTGATGTCCCGCGTGGACCTCACCCCCAAGGAGCAGAAGGCCCTCGCCCTCCGCCTCCGTGAGATCACGAGGGCTGAGGGCCGTTCGGCCGACGACCTCACCGCCATCGTGCGTGGGATCCTCGCCGCGTGGGACCAGCCGTTCTCGGTCACGAGCTTGGCGCACCGGGTCGAGCTGGTGCTCCGTGAGGCACATCACCAGGGCGAGGAGCTAGCTCGGAAGCACCTCCGGGCCGACCTCGAAGCCATGCTCCCGGTGCAGGCCAGGAAGCACGACCCCTGGATGCTCCTGCTCGCCAGCTCGGCGGCCTACCTGGCGTCGTACGTCGGCCGGGAGGTAGCTCGGGCACGTCTCGGCGGTGGTGCCCCCGATCCTCGTCTCGCCCAGGGCTCGGTCGCCCGTGCCGTGAAGGGCGCGATCTTCGGCGGCTACAACGGCACCGTGGCGGCGGCGCCGAAGCCCTCGAACGGGAAGACCTTCGGCCTGAGGTGGGACGCGACGCTCGATCGCCTCACCTGTTCCCGGTGTCGGGCCCTCAACGGCACCGTGCGCAAGGTCTGGGAGAGCCCCCCGCCGCTGCACAACAATTGCTGCTGCGTACTCCACGTGGTCGAGATGCCCACGCACTGATCCATTTGTGACGCCGCGATCCGTGACGGCTCCCGACTCGGGAGCTGCACGAGGATCATGGCCGAACAGTCCAAGACCGCGAACGCCAACGGGAGCGACATCCCGCACGGCGGCACCGAAGGTGCCGAGCCGACCCCCACGTACGTCACCTCTGCGCAGCTCAACGCCGCGATCACCGCGCGCTTCAAGTCCTTCGAGTCGAAACTCGACGAGACCCTCTCGAAGCTCTCGGCCCCGCGCGAGGAGCAGCAGACCAAGAACGACAAGCCTGCCGACGAGACGACCCGCAGGATCGCGGCTCTCGAAAGGCAGCTCGACGCGTCCCGCAAGGATGCTGAGACGGCCAAGCAGCGCCACCTCGATACGACCCTCCGAACGAAGGTCGCCGAGGAGCTGAGCAAGGTCGGGGTCGCCTCACCCAAGCACGCTCTCGCGCTCCTCGTGGACGCAGAGAAGCGCATCGCCTGGGGCGAGGACGATCGCCTCGTCTGGAAGGGTGACGACGGCATCGAGTCCGACCTCTCGGCCGGCCTCAAGTCGTGGGCGAAGACCCCCGATGCACGTCCGCTGATGGCCCCTCGCGGGACCGTCGGCAGCGGCGATCGAGGTGCGCCTGCGGTCAACGGCTCCACCCCCAAGTCCCTCACCAAGGCCGACGCCGCTCGGATGCTCGTTGCCGCCCACACGGGCGGCGAGACCGAGTGACGGCCCTCAGGTAACACTCAATGGCACTCTCGAACCTCGCGACCTTCGCAAACGCACTCTCGCAGCTCTACGCGCCCGACATCCAGGCGCAGTACAACCGTCAGGCCGTCACCACGAGCCTGCTTCCCGTGCGCCCCGGGCGCGGCAAGAACGTCGCGTGGGACGTGACGTTCAGCAACGCGGCTGCTGCGTCGTACGCAGAAGGCGCCGACGTCGCGTCGGGCGAGTACACGACCGACAAGAAGATCCCGGCCTCGCTCTCTTGGGGTCTCTACCGCGCCGCCTTCCAGCTCTCGGAGACCGCCGTGGACGCAGCCGCGTCCTCGATGGGTACGCCCGAGGAGCTGATGGACCTCGTGGGAGACGCCCTCACGGACGTGAGCCGCAAGCTCATCTCGGTGATCAACAACGACGTGATCAACGGCACCGGCGTCGACGGGTCGTCGAACCCCACGTTCGTCGGGCTGCTCGGCGGCTCGCTCGCGGCCTCGGGTACGTACGCAGGCATCGCGCGTGCGACCTACGCCGAATGGGCCGGCAACGTGCTAGCTAACGGCGGCACCCCGCGTGCCCTCACCGTCGACCTCATGGATAACCTCGACCAGGTCATCTACGCGGCGGCCGGCTACAAGTACGACCTGATCCTTTGCGATCCGCGCACGTTCAGGAAGTACAAGGGCCTGTTCCAGTCGAGCGTCGTGCAGCAGATCGTCCCCGGCGGGCCGGTCTCGGCGTACGGCATCGGCAGCGACACCCTCACGTACAACGACGTGAGGATCATCCGCGACAAGGACATCCCCGCGGGCAACATGCTCTTCCTCAGCTCGCAGGATCTGGAGATCCAGTTCCTCCCGTTCGCGGGCGCCGGTGACGGCGTTCTCTCGCGCGAGATGAGCGGCGAGGGCAGCAACGGCAAGGGCTCGACCCCCACGGGCGTTCCCTTCCGCGTCGTGCCGCTCGCGAAGACCGGCGACAGCTACAAGTTCCTGCTCCGCGCACAGGCGCAGCTCAAGGTGAAGCGCCCGAACGCGTTCGGGATCATCACCGACCTGAGCTGATCAAGCTCGTGGGGATCACGCGACAGTCGTGATCCCTGCACCAATTCCGGGGCTCGGCGGCATCTCCCTTTCCTCCTCTTCGAGCCGTCGAGCCCCGGTCTCTCTTTCACGGAGACGAGATCCCCATGGCATTCGAGACCGAGACCACCTGGTTCAACCCCACCGACGTCGACGTCACCTTCAAGCTGCTCGATGACGTAGGCGCGTTCGTCGACGTGAAGATCCCCTCCAAGTCGGAGATGAAGATCCCCACCAAGTTCGACCTCGCCGTCCGCGAGGACCGCGACGGCACGATCCTCGGGCTCGCCCCGCAGCTCGTGAAGGGCGGCAAGCCCATCGAGCAGCCGACCCCCAAGAAGCCTGAGAAGGCGTCGTGATGTTCGTCGAGGCCCTCGTGCACGTGGTCGCCGGTGCCGTTGGGGCCTCGGCGTTCCTCCTCATCTTCAAGGCGGTCGAAGCATGGCGTGGGTCGAAGCAGATCGGGTGAGCCTGCGTGACGCGATGGGGGCCTCGGCCCTCTACACGTACCAGTACCCCCGCCTCGAAAACGCGATCAACTCCGTGCAGAGCATCGCGGACGGCGGCAGCCGCCCCGACAACAGCACGGAGACGGCGATCCGCGGGTACCTCGCGGACCTCACGACGATCCGCGCCCGCATCAAGGCCATGTGGTCGCAGGTGCAGGTCGGCGACGCCAAGGGCATCTCCCTCGACGCCGTGCGCGGCATCGCCTTCCTCCGGGGAGAAGGGCGCCGGTTGATCCACCAGATCGCCGCAGCCCTCAGCATCCATCCCCTGCGTGACGTGTTCGGCCCGTCGCAGCTCGACTCCGGCGACGGCGATCTCCCGGACGTCTACGGCTGATGTCTCTCGTCGACGACCTCCTCCCCGTGTTCGGGACCGTGCGATCCATCCCCGGATCGCTCGGGTTGAACCCGTTCACCCTGGAGGTCGTCGTACGCACGTGGACGGGCGGCAGGCCGGGCGTCGGTACCGTCACCGAGACGGCCACGACGATCCTCGAACGCGGCCAGAACCCCGATGTCGAGCAGGTCTCGACGCGGGAGATCATCGCGTCCGCGGGGCTCTACCGCGACCAGGACCTACGCGTGGGCCCCCTCACGCCTCCCTGGACCGACCCCGTCGATTCCTCGACCGGGGGCACGGCCCTCACGACACTCGACCCGGCCCCCCCGGCGGGCGCGTCGATGTTCTACCGGCTGCACGGGCCCGGCCTCCCGAGCGGCGGCGCACTCTACAAGAAGGTCGAGCTGCACGTCACCGACCCCACGGGCTACCTGCTTGTGCTGCGGAAGACGGGCGAGGGTCCGGCATGACCTCCGTCGAGATGTCGGCCGACACGAGCCCCCTCCGGGCCGCTCTGCGGGCCATGGCGGAGAAGCTCCCCGGAGCCGTCCAGCAAGGGCTGGCCGCCACGGGTGCAGCCGCCGAAGCCTCCGTGCGGGCTTCCACGAGGTTCCACGACAAGACGGGCACCCTGCGCTCGACGACGCGCGCGCACGTCGAGGCAAGGCCCTTCACGCGTTCAATCTCTTCACCCCCGACCTACGCAAAGTTCGTCCAATGGGGGAACCGCCCGGGCGGCACCGGCGACCGCATCTATCCGAGGCGGGCGAAGTTCCTCCGGTTCGAGCTGAACGGCCAGATCGTCTACCGCCGTTCCGTGAAGGCGCACGGCCCGCTGCCCTACATGACGGACGCCCGTGACGTGATCGCGGCGCAGCTCCCGGGCAACCTCGCCGTCTACGTCGGGCGCGTTCTTGGGGGTCCGTGATGGCGCTGGAGCGGTACACCTTCGGCTTCGCAGGCAACGTCTATCCCGCGGCCACCGGCACGGGGAACTCGACCCTCAAGGACCTCGATCGCGTCGTCTACGAGCTGCTCGACTTCTACGCCTTCACGTTGGCGAACTACCTGGGAGCGCGGTGGACGGAGGCGGCCACGGCTGCCCAGCTCCCGGCGTCGGCCCTCTCGTCGATCGTCGCGTACAAGACGCCCTACGACCCGCGGGAGCACCTCACGGAGGACGGCGCCCCCTTCCCGGCCCTCTCGGTCTACCGGGTCTCGGAACGGTTCTCGCGCGAGACCTCGGCCTGGACGATGTCGAGGGTCACGATGGGGATCGACTGGAGCCTCCCGCCGCTCACCTCGGCGCAGATGGAGCAGATCGGCCCGTTCCTGAGCGCCGTTGGCAAGGTGCTCTACCAGGGCACAGAGATCGGTCGGCACCCGAACTACCAGGGCGGTGCCGACGTCTACGCCCACGCCGGGCTCCAGGACGTGACGATCTCGGACGCGACGTACGGCTCGTTGATCAACCAGGCCAACGTCGTCTTCCCCTCGGTGCACCTCGTGCTCACCGTCACCGAACGCCTGATGCCGATCGCCGGAGCCTACGACCCGGTTGGTGGCGTTGACCTAGCCCTCGACGCCAAGGCGAGCGACGGCACGACCGTGGCCGACGTGGTGGATCTCACCGTCGCTCCCTGAGGTGCGTTTCCTCTTGTGACGCGGGGATCGTGATGACTCCCCCGCTCAAGGTCCGAGCCACGGGCTCGAACCTCGTCCCCGTCTACGAGGCGCTCAACGCCAACCCCCGCCGCTTCGTCGGCCGTCGGTTCGATCCCGCGACCTCGCAGTGGATCGCCGACGGCGTGGCCGAGGTGCCGGACAACCATGAATACAGGGCAGCGATCGCCGTTGGTGACCTCGCGCTCGTCGAGGAGGCCGTCTGATGGCCGAGATCAACGTCACGGGCCTCGCGGCCACCGATCCGATCCCCGGGCTCTACGAAGAGGTGAACTTCGCGGCGGGGTCGGCCAACGCCGGCACGTCCTCGAAGCAGGCGATCCTCTTGGGGAACAAGCTCTCCACGGGGTCGGCGACGGTCGAGACCGTCTACGGGCCGTCCGACTTCAGCACCGAAGCCGACGTCATCGGCCTGTTCGGCAGCGGTTCCGAGCTGCACATGCAGTGGGTCCGTTTCGTCTTCGTGAACAAGGTCACGCCGCTCTACATGATCGCCGTCGCGGAATCCGCGGGTGCTCAGGCGACCGGCACGATCACCATCACGGGTACGGCGAGCGCCAACGGCGCCATCCGCGTCTGGGTTGGGGATCGCTCGATGGACGTCTCCGTCACCTCGGGTGACCTCCAGACGGCGATCGCCACGAACATCGCCGCTGCGGTCAACACGCAGTCGAAGTGGCCCGTCACGGCCTCGGTCGCGACCAACGTGGTGACGATCACGGCACGCCAGAAGGGTCCGAGGGGCAACTCCCTCCGCATCTCCGCCCAGGCGATCGGCTCGTTCACCACGACGGTGAGCCCGACGATCCCCACGGCCCTCACGGGCGGCACCACGGCGGACGTGGCGACCAACGCCCTCGCGGCCATCACCGCCAAGCGCTTCTACTACCAGGCGCTTGCGTTCGAGGACGCGACGAACATCGGCCTCGTCGTCACGCAGGCGACCGCGAACGCAGCCCCGACGATCGGCATCCGCCAGAGGGTCTTCGCGGGTGCGAACGACACGACGGGCTCGTCTGCGATCACGCTGGCAACCGGCGTGAACATGAACGCCGTGAGGGCCGAGCTGGTGTGGCAGGCCGACAGCGACCTCACCCCGGCCGAGATCGCCGCGCACATGGCGGGCATCTACGCCCTCTACGAGGCGCAGCCCCGTCCGCGCCTGAACTTCAACTTCTACGGCGACGCCTCGTCGGAGTCGTGGGCCATCCGTGCGCCCCGCAAGGGCACGGCCCCTACCCGCCCGCAGATCCTCGCGGCCCTCCAGAACGGCGTCACGCCGATCGCAAGCCGTAGCAACGGCTCCGCCTACCTGGTGAAGCGCATCACGTCCCGGAGCCTCAACGGGGCGACCCAGGACTACAGGATCCGCGACAGCCACAAGGTCACGGTGATGGACAATTACGCAGACGATCTCGCTGCGAAGGTTGCCCCGCTCCTCGTGGACGCGGCCATCGGCGACGACCCCGGGCCGAACGACCTACCGGCACCCGGCGTCGTCACGCCCCGGCAGATCAAGGCCGCCGCGAGCCAGCTCGTGGGCGTCTACGACGACAACGGCCTCGTGCAGAACGCCGCCGTGATCAAGGCGTCCATCGTCGTGCAGCGGTCCCTCGTGGCCCGCACCCGCATGACCGGCCGCATCCCCATCCAGACCATCGACGTGCTCGATCAGGTCGGCCTCGAACTGGACCAGGTGGCGTGAAATGGCCCTCAAGATCTACACCAACGCCACCGTCTACCTCCGCGGCAAGTGCCTCGCCGAGGCCGCCACCGTGAAGGTCGATCGCAAGACGAACGCCCAGATGGTCTCCACCCTCGGGTGGGGGTTCGCTGGCGTCACGCCCGGCGCCGCCGTCATGGAGATCAGCATCGAGAGCAAGGTGCCCTCGGCCGACTTCGAGCTGGATGCAGGGCAGTTCTTCGTCGACGCCCTGGTCCCCGTGGACCTCACGATCTTCGCGGCGGGGCGCACGCTCTCGACGTCGGCGATCATCCACGAGGACAACTTCTCCGCCGGTGTGAACCAGGATAGCGGCGTCACCGCGAGCGCATGGGCTCGCATGTCGAACTGGGAGTAGCTAACCCTCTTATCGCAGCGGTATGGCATGGAACGCCATGCCGCTGTGTACCTCATTCTCAACACCGTCAACGGGAAGTTCTACGTCGGGAAGTCAGTCAACCCTGACGCTCGATGGAAGCGGCATCGACACGTCGCTAGACGTGGGCCAGATCACCGGGAGTTCAAAGTCCTACACGCCGCGATGCGGAAGTACGGGATCGAGAACTTCCGGTTTGACGTTTTGGAGTGGTTCGACTCAGAGGGAGAAGCGTACTGGTTCGAGGAGTGGTGGGTGGACTATCTCCGTTCGGACCTCCCGGGATACGGGTACAACCTTAGGGAGGGTGGACGGGGAGGATGGACGTTGCCCCCCGAGACCCGCGAACGGATCGCTGCCAAACTCCGAGGGCGCAAACACACTCCCGAGCGTGCCGCAAAGGTGGCCGCAGCTCACCGCGGGAAGGTTATCTCCCCAGAGCACAGAGCCAAGTTGAGCATGGCCCTCAAGGGCCGCCCACGCCCTGCCGAGGTCCGGGAGAAGATCGCCGCCGCACATCGTGGGGTCAAGCTCTCTCCCGAACACGTCGAGAAGATGCGTGAACGCGGGAAGGTGCAGGGGTTCTCGCCGCAGGCACGTGAGGCCCAGATACGCGCAAACACGGGACGCAAGGCACGCCCGGAGAGCATCGCGAAAGGTCGAGCTACACGCCTCGCCAAGCGCGAACGAGAGACCAGCAACTAACCCTCTTGTCGAAGCAGTAGAGCGTGAGCCTACCGACCGACATCACGTCCGAGCAACTCTGGGCCGAGATCACCTCGGCCCCGCGTCCGCATCGGCTCGTTCCGTTCCCGCGCAAGCGGGCCGGATCGGACGAGCCGATCTGCGACGTGGCGATGTGCGTCCTCACCCAGGCGGAGGTCGTGGCTGCTGCTGCCGCCGCCGAACGGGAGACCCGACGCCTACTGCGGGACGACCCCAAGAAGGGCAGCGAACGGCCCGAGCTGTACGCCACCTCGAAGGGCGCCTCCGACCTGCACAACAACTGCGCCTCCGTCGAGATCCTCTCGCGCTCGGCCCGCATGGCGAACGACATCACGAAGCCGTTCTTCCGCGCGCGCGAGGACATCACCCGCCACCTCACCGTCGATGAGGTCGGCGTGATGATGGGCGAGTACCTCATGGTGCAAGCCGACCTCGGCCCGGTGATCCACGACCTCTCCGAAGAGGAAGTAGACGCTTGGATCGAGAAGCTCACGACGGGCGGGAAAAAGTTCCTCCTCCCTTTTCTCTCTTGGGGGGCAGTGAGCACCCTAATCACTTCTTTGGCACGTCGGGCTCTCAGCTCACCGACTGCCAACTCCTCGCCCACCTCGCAGCCAGACGATGGGTCGCAGAGCAGCGAGACGGAGATGGAGATGGAGACGACGGAGAGCAGCCCATACGGCGAGGCGATCTGATTCCGGTCTCTGCCAACGCCCCCGACTACATCCGCTATCCCGCCGTACGTAAGGATCGTCCGTGAGTGAGTACACTCTCCCGCCCGTCAACGTCGTATTTGGCGCTCAGGGCGTGAGCGATGTCCTCGACGCGTTCAGCACGATCGAACGTCGTGCCGCCGACCTGGAGAAGCGCCTCGCCCGGATGAAGGGGGGCCTGGGCGGCCGTGGGGGCAAGACCGAGGACGAGAAGGCCGCCGATCGTGCCTCCAGGGCCGCGGAGAAGGCCGCCCAGGCGAAGGAGAAGGCCGACGCCAGGGCGGCGAAGTCCGCCGAGAAGGCGGCCGACCAGAGGGTCAAGGCCGAGCAGAGGGCCAACACCAAGGCCGAGAAGGACGCGGAAAGATCGGCCAAGCGCAAGGCCGACGCCGAGATCCGAGAGGGTCGTCGTGCAGCTCGTGAACACCAGCAGCATCAGCAGCGATTGAACCGATCGATCGGTTCGGCGTTCGGCGGATCTGCGGGCGGCGAGTTCATGGGGGGTCTCCGTGGTGGTGCCGGCTTCGGCGCAGCCATGGGCGGCGTCATGGTTCTCAAGGGGGCCATCGACATGGCGGCCGACGCCTTGAAGCAGTTCGGTTCGTGGGTCCTCCACGAGGTCATCCGGCCCGAGCTGGCCCTCCAGACGCGCGCGCAGCAGATGTCGAACAAGACCGGCGGCGAGAAGAGCGGCGCCGAGATCCAGGGGGCGAACAGGGCCATGGCCCTCCAGTTCGGGATGGACCCCACCGAGACGATGGCGGTGCTCAGCAACGCGATCGACAAGTTCGGCGACATCACGAAGGCCATGCAGGTGACGAAGATGTCGCTGGGCCTGAGCAAGGCGTACGGCGTGCCCGCCGACGTGGCGTCGAGCTTCTTGGGGTTGGAGCGGTCCAAGCTCTCCGGCCTCGACGATCGGACGTTCGAGGGGCTCGTGAACGCCTACGCCGGGAAGATCCTGGGGAAGCAGTCCGGGATCAGCTTCGGCGCCCTTGCAAACCTCCAGGGCGAGGCCACCTCCTCCGCCGAGCTACTTGGGGGGGATAAGGCCCAGGCCCACCTCGCGTCTGTTGGTCTGTTGGCGTATGGGTCCAAGTTCGCCGCGTCGCCCGCTGAGGCGGCAGTCGGCATGAGGACACTATTCGAGGATCTCCGCAAGCACGATAGGGCCAAGTCGGTCGACGCGGCCACCGACCAGATCAAGAGCCCTGATACCGTGTTGGCGTCGTTCGTCACCCGGATGGGCGGTAGCTCCCAGCGCCTCAAGGCCATGGAGTTCTCCGACCCGGCTACGCGCTTCCTTGAGCCCATGATGAACATGTGGCGCGAGGCCGAGGCCGCCAAGAAGGGCTCCGGCGAGAAGACCGTCCAGGACTTCGTGAAGGGGCTGATCACGCCCGAGGCCGGAGCCTCCCGCAGCATCATCGACGAGGGGGCCAACCGCACGTCGCAGACCCCCGAGCAGCAGCTCAACATGGCCGTGGCGAAGCTCAAGGACTCGCTGCTCCCGCTCGTGCCCGCGGCCGAGAAAGTGATCGCTGCGCTTGTCGCTCTGGAGCCCGAGATCGAGACCCTCATCGACGACTACATCCTCCCGTGGGGCGACTCCCTCGGGGAGAGCACGGGGCTGCTCGACCTCATCGTCCCCAGCATCCGTGCGGTGATCGTGATCTTCGACGTCCTCAAGGCGTACGCCGCCCTGTTGATCTCGCCGTTCTCGCTGCTCGCCTACGGCATCGCCAAGGTCCTGGCGATGATCCCGGGCACCGGCGTCACCGACGCGGACGCCGACAAGGTCTGGGACACGCTCATCGCGCACCCGCTCAAGGCGCCCGTCGAGGACGTCGACAAGTGGGCCCGGGCCAGCGCCGAGAAGGACGCGGGCGTCCCCGCGCACATGCGGCACGCCCGCCTGGCTCACGAGGTCGGCAACGGCGTCCGGCTCAACCCGATCATCTCGGGCGCGAAGCCCACGCCCACGAGCGACACGATGCCGGCGAACCCCGCAGCCCTTCAGGGGTTCCTCGACGCCGACGCCGCGGCCGGCCGCTTCGCCAAAAAGCTCGACAATTTCGACATCACCAAGGACCCCCTGCCCCGGAACACGCCCTACTCCGACCCCTACCGGGTGACGCCATGAGCGACGACCTCAGCAAGCTCCTCCCGATGTCGTGGCGCGGGATCAGCTTCCCGACCTCGAACGTGACGTTCGAGTTCAGCCACGATTTGCCGGTGCACAAGAGCCCCGACGTGGACGGCGGCAACCCCGAGGGCACCGGCCGCAACCCCCTCGTCATCACGGCCAAGGCCCTCTTCCGCAACAACATCTACCCGGGCCCGGCCGAGAAGTGGCAGGCGGGCACGCTCTACCCGCAGGCGTTCCGGTCGTTCGTGCGGGCGTGCGCCGATCGATCGACCGGCGACCTCGTGCACCCGAGCCTCGGCTCCGTGAGGGCCAAGGTCCAATCGTGCAAGAGCACCCTCGCGGCCACGGCTCGTGACGGCGAGGACCTCGATCTCTCTTGGACGGTGGCGAACGACGACCAGGACCCGCTCACCCAGGCGGCCCCGGTCTCGGCGATGACGGCGGCGGCGAAGGGGCTCGACAAGAGCCTGGCGACCGTCGAATTGGAGCAGCGGCTCAAGGCCGGTTCGTTGACCCCCAAGGCGGGCACCCTCACCGATCTCGTCGGCTCGATCACCGCCGTGGCCGACACAGCGGGCCTGGTGGCGGCGCAGACCTCGGCGAAGTTCACCCGGGTATTCGCGTCGATCCAGCAGGTGCGTGACTCCCTCAGCCGCATGACCTCGACCTCCAGGGCGAACGCGATGATCGCGGCGAACCGCCTCGAATCCGCCGTGCGTGACGTGCAGGCCACCCTGCTCACGAAGCGGATCGTGCGGTTCTACGTAGTTCCCCGTACGACGACCCTCTCGGCGCTGACGATGCAGCTACGGACGCCGATCACCGACCTCGTGCGATTGAACTCCGAGCTGGTGAAGCAGCCGACGATCCCCGAGCGGACGGCCGTGCGGTACTACGCCGCCGCCTGATCCTCTTGTCGCCGCGCCTATGTCGTGGCGGCCCTCCTCGACGGCATCAGCGTCGATAGCGACGACGTAGAGCTACTGCTCCTCGATACAGGCGAGACCCTCCGGGGCTGGCTCTCGTACTCGATCACGTCCTCGTTCACGACGCCGACCGACGAATGGACGGTCGTGCTCGGGGGCGAAGGGGTGGAGCTGCTCCCCGCCGACAAGCTGCTCCCCGGCACCAAGATCCGCATCTTCGTGGCGGGGTGCCCCCAGCTCACCGGCTACATCGACCGCACGTCGGTACGCACGTCGAGGGACGGCGGCACGGTCCTCCAGGTGCAGGGCCGCGACACGCTCGCCCCCGCGGTCGACGGCTGCGTCGACCCCAAGATCCGCATCGTCCCCTCGATGACGTGCCTCGACCTCGTGGCCGTGGTGCTCGGCCCGTACGGGTTCGTGAAGTTCACCGGCAGCGACGACGCCAACCGGAACATCCAGAGCGGGATCAACAAGGACCGCGCCCGGCAGTCCTCGAAGGTCGTCGAGGTCGCCTCCTACAAGTTCAGCGTCCTCAAGACGACGATCGAGTCGACCCCCACGATGACGTCGAGCACCGTCACGGAGCTGGTCGATCCGACGGCCCCGGGGCTCCACGCGCTCCAGCTCACGGAGATGCAGCCCCATTTTGGCGAGGGGGCCGTGGAGTTCTGCCTCCGGGTCATCAAGCGGCTCGGGCTCACGTTGAGGGTCGATGCCCTCGGCGACACGGTGATCGTCTCCGGGCCGAACTGGAACAGCACTCCGACGCACCGCCTCGTGCACACGAGGAACGGCGTGTGCTCCTACACGGAGGCGTCGATCCAGCGATCGACGGTCCACCAACCGAGCATCATCATCGCCCAGGGCTCGGGCGGCGGCGGCATCTTCGCCCGTGGCCGGATGAAGGTCGCCGCGATCAACGAGCTGACCGGGCTCGATGAACTCGGGCAGCTCCTCCCCTCGGTCGCCGATGCCCTCGGCAGGTGGCCCGAGGCACAGCTCCTCCCCCTCCGGCAGCAGCTAATTGCGCTGGCGAAGCCCCCCCGCCACGGCCTCTGCACGGCCCTCTACCTCGTGGACGACGAGAGCCGCACGCTGGCGCAGCTCCAGTCCTACGTGCGCAGGGAACTCGCCAACAGGCAGAAGACGAGCACGAGCGTCACCGCGACGGTCTACGGCCACACCCAGGCCGGAGCCCCCTACGCGGTCGGCACCCTCATCGACTTCGAGGACGACGTGCTCGGCCTGCACGAGCCGATGTGGGTCCTCGAACGGACCTTCGCCAAGAGCCGGGGGACCGGCACCACGACGTCATTGAACCTGATCCGGCGCTGGACGCTGGACCTAACGGGGAGCTGAGCATGCCCAAGAAGCGCACGACGAAGGTGAAGATCATGGGGTCCGACGGCCACGAGCGGACCATCTACGAGACCGCCGACGGCCGCGACCAGCGGACGATCCCCGACGAGGAGGTGAAGCCGACCAAGATCGCGCTCGGCCCGGCATCGTTCGAGGTCCGCACGGCGGACGGTCGGACCTACCGCATGGGGCCCCGCTGATGGTCGCCCCTCTACGAGGTTCCGAGATCGACGTGGGGATCGACGTGCTCGGCACGACCCTCGCCGACAACGGGGCGATCCTCGCGCAGACCGGCGACGTCATCACGGGCGATGTCGAGGGCACCGACGGCGAGTGGATGCAGCACGTGGGCTTCGCGAGCCGCCCGCCGAAGGCCCAGCCCGGCGTGGCCGCAGCCCAGGCCCTCACCCTGAACCGCTCCGATCGCCGCGTCGTCTACTCGTCGAGGGACCTGCGATCGACCGACATTTACGGCCTTCTTGGTGACGGCGAGACGGCCCTCTACGCGGCCGGTGCCAACGGCACGAGCCAAGGCCGGGTAGTCGTGAAGTCGGATGGAAGCATTACGAGCTACACCACTGCCGACAACACCTCCGACGGTGCGGGTGTATACACCAGAATCGGACCCGACGGCTATCAGGTAGTCACGCCGTATGGCCTGGTAGACATCAACAGCCATACGTTGACCCTCCGACATCCGGGCGGGGCGATGATGATCATGGGGGTCATTAGCGGACTCCCTGATCCCCTCGGAGGAACCAAGTCGTTCATCCGATTCCAGGCGGACGTCATCGAGCAGTCGGCGGCCTCCGTTAAGATCGGCGCGGGCGCCGCGCACCTCCCCGCGGCCGTGCAGCCCTCGCCTACTCCGGCGTTCGCGGGCGGGTCCACGTGCGTCCTTATCGCTCCGTGAGGTGAGAGATGCCGATCCCCAGCCGCTGCACCTTCAGCCTTCCGCCGCTGCCGACCCCGCCGATCCCGATCCCGCTCCCGCCTGGCGTTTCGACGGTGATCGCCGCCGCGATCAAGGCGGCCATCGACGCCGTAGCGAACGTCCCCCTCGTCCCGAAGTGCCCCCTGGATTGACATGAGCACCCCCACCCTCGGCGCCGGTCTCGCTCCTGCTGGTCTCAGCCCGGCAGGCTTCGGCACGCCCGCCACGGGCGACGCCGTGGCCCCCGGCACGCCCCTGCGGCAGGCCGACGGCACCGGCGGCCAGTCCCGCTACATCGACGCCAAGACCCGCGACTACGCGGTCAACGGTGAGGGCCGTCTCCAGGGGATCGGCGGCGTGCAGGGGCGCGTGCAGCTCGCCCTCACGACGACGCTCGGGAGCAGCATCCTCCAGACGCTCGGGCTCACCGCCTGGCCGGGGGTCATCACCGACGCCATCACCGAACAGGTGGGGGACGCCGTTCGCCGGGCCCTGAAGAAGCTCACCGACGCGGGCGAGGTCTCGATCGCCGCCATCGAGGTCACGAGGCCGACCGCTAATCGTCTCGTCACGCGGGTGAGATGGACGGACCTCACGACCGGGGCCGACCACACGAGCACCCTCTGATGGCCGAGAACATCCCGTACAAGTCCGCCGAGGATTCCCGTGATGACGTCCTCCGGACGATCCGCAACGGCCTGATCTCCCGTGGGGTCGCGAACCCCGACGTGGGCGACGGCTCCGACTACTACCTCACGGCCTCGGGACTCGGCGTCGAGCTGGAATCCCTGAGGGCTGCTGCCGTCGGCAACGCCGAGGCGGGCATGGACGACAGCGCCACGGGCGAGGACCTCGATCGCCGCCTCGCCCTCCGGGGCATGAAGCGCCGCCCTGCCGGAGCCTCGAACGGCCCGATCATCTTCACCACCTCGACGCCGACCCTCGTGGCGACCGGGGCCCAGCTCAAGAGCCCCTCCGGCGTCACGGTCTACGTGACGGTCGGCGGCACCTACTCGAACGGGGCCCAGATCCCCGTGCAGAGCCTCTCGACCGGCACGGGGGCGAACCTCACGGCGGGCACGAGCCTGCGATGGCTCTCCCCGCCCGCCTACGCCTCCAGCACGGCCGTCGTCGCCTCCCCGGGCATCACCGGCGGGGTCGATGTCGAGGACGACGAGACGGCCCGTGCACGGCTCCTGGACCGCATCGCCAACCCTCCCGGGGGCGGCAACGCCTCGCAGATCGCCTCGTGGGCCGAGCGGGTGCCCGAGATCCAGAAGGCGTTCCCCTACCCCGCCTGCAACGGGCCGAGCACCGTTCATGTGGCCCTCGTCGCCTACGCCACGGCGACGCCCGGCCGCACGCGGGTGATCTCGGACGCCGGGCTTGCTGCTGCGACCGCCGAGATCGTTGGAGAGCTACCCGAGTTCGCGGAAGTCGTCGTCACCAAGGTGCAGGAGGTCCCGGCGGACGCCGGGTTCTCCATCGTGATCCCCTCGGCGGTCGGCACGTCCTCGACCGGGAACGGCTGGCTCGATGCGGCCCCCTGGCCAACCCCCAAGACGACCACGGTGAGCATCTCCAGCGGCGTCTGCGCCGTCACGACCGTCACGAACACGACGGCGATCACGGCGCAGGCTGCGGCCCTCCCGGTCTCGACGTCGGGGTTCTCGATCGCCTGGGTGAGCCCCACGGATTTCAGCCTGCGGACGGCGAAGGTTCTGAGCTGGACCAGCTCCGGCACCGGCCCCTTCCTCGTGTCGCTCGTCCTCGACACGCCCTTCGTGGGGATCACCACGGGGTGCGTGATCTTCCCGGCGGCGGTGAACACGAGCATCTACGTGGCGTCGGTGCTGGCCTCGTTCGCGAGCCTGGGCCCGGGCGAGAAGACGAACGCCGCGGGCGTGCTCCCGAGGGCCCTGCGGCGCCCCTACGCCTACCAGAGCTGGCCCTCGACTCTTGGGGCCTCGTTCCTCAAGGCGCTCGTCGACAGCAGCACGGAGGTGCTCGACGCCTCGTGGCTCTCGCCCGCCCCGATGATGCCGTACCCGACCCTGATTTCTCAGGCCCCGTACATCTACGTCCCGAGGAACATCGGGCTCTACCAGGTGCAGTGAGATGACCCTCCCCGCGATCGACGACCTCAACGCCGTGGGCGGCATCATCACCGATTACCGCACGCCGCCCGACCCCACAGTCGAGCGCAACGCCTCGAACGACAACCAGATCGCTGCCGACGCCACCATGGCGACGAGAACGATCACCCGAGGCTTCGTGGCGTGGCAGGCGGGCACGACCCCCACCGTGATGGCTCACGAGGCCCTCTGGGGCAACGGCTCGCCCGTCGCCCCGGTCGTCGTGCACGTGAGCACCGGCGTCTACACGATCACCTGGCCCGCCAACGTGACGGACGGCCTCGGGGTCGTGCAGGCGCTGAACCTCCGCCGGGGCTGGGGCGCCGTCGCGCTCGGCACCGTCGGGATCGTGCAGGTCTACCGCACCGGCCCGAACGTCGTGCAGGTCTCAACCTTCAACCCGGCGGGCACGGCGAACGACCTCGCGGGCGCCTACGTCGACGTCTACGTGGTCTGAACCATGTCCTGGTCGTCCCTCAAGATCACCGAAACGACGATCCTCGACGGCCTCCTGGCCGCCCGTGGGGACGCCTACACACACGACGTCGACTCCGTCGTGGGGATCGAGACGTGGGCGCACGCCCGTGAGATCGCCTCGGCCTGGGACGACCTCCGACGCATCAAGAACGAGCAGGATCCCGGCCGGTGCATCGCCTGGATGCCGCGGTGGGAGCGCATCTACGGCCTGCGCCCCGACCCCTCGGCCACCCCGGTCGAGAGACGGTCGGCCCTCTCGGCCGCGTGCCTCGCCGAAGGTGCATCCCCTCGCCCGTCAACGCTCCAGGATGCGCTTCGAGCTGCCGCCCCAGCTCTGAACCCCACGATCATCAACGGGACGAGCGGCACCGCCACGACGCACATCAAGGCGGGCGCGACGATCGCGGGCGGCATCACCGTCTCGGCCGAGCCGTCGGGCTCCCAGCTCACGTGGACCAGCTCCATCGCCTACGTCTGCGTGCTCTGCGTGCAGCCCTCGTGGATGGATCGAGCGACGTACGACCGGCAGCAGGCCACCCTCGATCGGCTGCTGGAGAAGGCGCTCCCCGCCACCTCGACGTTCGGCACCGTGAAGGACGGGCCCTCGGGCCCCGGGTTCTTCTGCGACCAGGTGGGGAACCTCGACAACCAGAGACTCCGGTAGGGGATCCTCTTGTCGCTCGTGCTGATCGATGTCGATCACACGCGTCAAGGGCACCGGCTGGGCACTGAACGAAGAGATCACCTCGGCGCAGATCAGCGCCGTCGACGTGAACACGGCCAGGGCCATCGACAAGACGACGGCGGGCGACACCGTCGCGGGCCCCCTCGTGTTCTCCGGCGGGTCGGCCTCGTGCTCGTTCGCGACCGGCACGACTCTCACGATGGGGTCGGGCTCAACGTGCGCCCTGGCGTCGGCCTCGATGACGATCGACGCGGCCAGCACCGTCACGATGAGCGGCACGACGACGATCCCTTACCCGGGGATCCTCCAGACCTCGGGCGGCGGTGGCGGCGGCGGGATCATCAAGATCACCGGCGCGAACGCTGCGCTCGTCACCCAGAGCGGCGGCCGAATCGTCCTCACCGACAACGACTACCCGGTGCTCGGAGGCGGCCACACCGGCGCCACGAGGACCGTGCTGATCCCCATGAGCGCCCTGATCGGCGTCGAGACGTCCGGGTTCGACCAGACCTCGAACCACCGCTGGTGGACCACCACAGCCACGTCCGGGGTCGTGGTGGTCGCCCTCCCGCGCCTGGCCCAGGGCTCGACCCTCACGGCCGTCGATGCCCTTTTCAGGGTCAACGGCTCGCACTCAGGCTACCCGACGTCCGGCACCGGCGTGCCGAACCTTGCTCTCACCCGATCGAGCTACCCGGTCGGCAGCGTCACCCCCGTAGAGGAGAACCTCTCCTCTACGGCAAACCAGTATTACAGCCCCCTGCCAGCGTCCCAGTCGGGCTGGATCGACTCCTCGAACACCAAGCGGCTCGTCTACACCTGCAACCAGAACAACGCCGTCGATCTCTCGACGTACGCCTACTACCTCACGATCCGCGACGAATCCGGCACCGGGTCGTTTGCGGGCAACCAGTACCTGGGGCTCGTCCTCCACTACACGATCGCCGACCTCCGGCCCGCTTGATCCATTTGTCGCCGGGCTGTGGTGATGGCGACCACCGTAATGTTCGCGCAGCTACCCTCTGGGCAGCTCGCACCCGTCACGATCAGCACCGACGGCAAGCTCGTCGTAGACGGCAGCGTCCGCTACACGGCGACCAGGCCGACGCTCACCGACGGCACAGGCACCACGCTCCAGGCCAACACGCGCGGTGACCTCGCCGTGCAGGAGCAGTACGGACCTCAGTACGAGGACAACAGCAACCAGGTGGCGGCCACGAGCCGCCGGTTCTGCGCCACGGGGGCCTACAGCCCCAGCCTCTTGGTGAAGGACTTCGGCGCCACGATCACCAAGAACGCCAAGGCCACGGCCGGCGTGGTGACGGCACTGATCGGCGACAACGGCAACGCCGCCGTCCGCTACCTCCAGCTCCACGACACGGCCACCACGCCCTCGGCTGCCGCGGTTCCGGCCATGTCGTTCAGGGTCCCGGCGACGAGCGCGATCTTCATCGGCGAGGACATCTTGTCGGAGAACGGCTGGAAGTTCGTGAACGGCTGCGCCTACGCGTGGAGCACCACGGCGGGCACGTACACGGCTGCGACCGTCACCGACCACAACACCCAGGTTTACGGGGTCTGAAATGGCGATCTTCAACATCACCTCGATCGTCGCCTCGACCATCAACGACGTGCAGAAGCTCGCAGTCGGCGGCGTCCCCGTCTGGTTCGTGACCTTCGACGTCACGACGTCGGCGAAGAGCGTGTTCACCGGCCACGTCTACGAGTTCCCTGCGGCCAACGCCACGGCCCTCAAGGCCCTCGTGCAGGCTGTCGCCGACCACGACGAGGCCGAGGAACTGGCCCGGCTGGAGGCGACCCCCAAGTCGGACGCACCAGCAGCGGTCGATCCTCTCTCGGTCTTCGGGGCCTGATCCGTGGCCCGTCGCAATGGGCATCTCGGAGGGAGCCTCGCCCTTCCGACCACCACGTCGATCGCGTCGACGACCGGCGCGGCACTCGCGCCGCGCACCGGCTCGTGGTCCGTCGCGTGGTGGCAGTCGTGCCGGTCAATCGGCACCAAGTGGGTCGTCGGAAGCGTTCCGGGCGGGTACGTCACGATCGGGTGGGGCATCCTCCAGTTGAACGACGGGCTCTACCTGTACTGCCGCGGAGCCGGGCCGAAGTTCACGGTCGCGAACGCGTTCCGCGTAGGCTCGTTCGACCGCTTCGTGGCGACCTTCGACGCGGCGACGGGGACGATTTCGGCCTACCGGAACGGCGTGCTCCTGGCCGCGTCGGGCGCGGCCACCTTCAGCGGAGACGTCAGTGACGCTGGCTTCAGCGTCGGCAACGACGCAGGGAGCGGCGACGTCGGCTCGGTCGCCGACGCGGTCCTCGACGTGGGCCACGCGTGGACCGCCGCGCAGGTCGCCTCGGACTACTTCGACGCCGGCACGCCCGGCAGCTACACGCACCGCTGGCCCTTTGACGACGGAGCCGGGACGACCGCACGGGCCACGCGGGGCGGCCTTCCGCTCACGCTCGCTAGCGGAGCCGCGTTCTCCAGCGACTCGCCGATGCTCGCCCGCGGCGCGGTGAGGAACTACGTCCAGGACTCCAATCAGGTCGCCAGCTCGGCCAACTGGGTCAACGTCGGACTCGGGACGACTACCGTATACGGTGGCTCGCTCCCCGCCGGGTTCACCTCGGCAACCCTTCTCGCGAACGACGGCTCGACCGGCAGTCACCAGACGCGGGCGAACGGCGGCCTCGTCGCCGCCATCCCCATCGGCCGGAAGGTCTTCGTTCAGGCCATCGTCAAGAGGGTCTCGGGGAACGACTGGGTCGCGCTCGGCGGAAACGCCGGAGGTGCGGCCAAGTACCTCCGGTTCAGCACCGGGGCTCTCGGCGTCGGAGGCGGCAACGCGATCGACAGCGGCATCGACGACCTCGGCGGCGGATGGTTCCGCCTCTGGTTCAGCTACATCACGACCACGACCCCGTGGCCGTCGATCTACATGTCCGATGCGGACGGGTCCGTTTCCTACACGCACGCGGCGAACGCCGATCAGGTTGCGTGTGCCGGAGTGCAGCTCGAAGAGGCGATGCCTGGGCAAACGTCCCCTTCGCCATTTGTCATCACTGGCGTTGCACCCCTCTCGGTCTACGGCCTCCGCGACAGGCGCCAGAACCACCTCGCCTACTCGGACGACCTCACGAAGTGGCTCGTTCAGAACGGCTCGGCGAGCATCTCCGCGGGAGTCATCTCGGGCGCCACGGCGAACCTGCTGCTCCGGCAGCTCGCGCCCGTCGGCGTCGGAACTCTTGTCGGGTCCGTCTTTCGGTACGAGCTGGACGTGATGGCGGACGCCGCCTGCACGGTGCCGATCACGCTCGCCGACGCGTCGGACGGCACGCCGACCCTCCAGAGCAACCTTCCGATCACGACCTCCTGGGTCCGCTGGTCTCTGTCGATGACCACCGCGTCGCCCAACGCTGGAGCGATCGGGGTCTACATCGGCGATGGCGCCACGTTCCCTACCGGCCGCACGGTCTACGTCCGTCGGGCGTCGCTCACCCAGAGCACCAGCTCGTCGGAGTTCGTCGCCACCAACGGGGCATCGGCCAATTCCAGCGGGGCTCCCCGGCAGCTTGCAGGGCGCGGCACCGTCACCAACTACACGCTCCAGACGAACGACGTCACGGCCTCGCCGTGGATCGTGGATACGCTCACGACCGCCGCCTACGGCGGCCCTTTCCCCGCGGGCGGCCCGCAGGCGATGCGTGTGATCACCGACACCGCGGCGGTGAGCGTGCATCGCTGCTACCAGTCGCGCTCCGGCATCATCCCGGTCGGCACCCCGGTGGTCGCGTCCTTCTACTTCGTGCGCACGGCCGGGGCCAACGCGGTCCTTCTCGCCTGCAACGGCGCCGCGTTCTACCTCGCCGTCGACCCGTCCACGGGGACCTTCAGCGCGCTCTCAACGGCGGTCGGCACCGGGGGCGTCCTCGCCCGCAACGTCGAGAGCCTCGGCGGCGGCCTGTACCGGGCCAGCGTCCTCTACACGACGAACGCGAACGACGCGTTCCTCCAGCTCTACATGAACAACGGCGTCTCCGTGACCTACGGGAACGGAGGCAGCCCGACGTCGATCGCCGTCGGCGGCCTGATGCTGGAGATCGCCGCCCCCTGCCAGACGACGTGTTCACCGTACATCGCGAGCGGCGCGACCCCCGGCGTCGGCCTTCGCGACACCCGCCAGAACATGCTCAAGGGCTCTGACAGCCCGAGCTTCTCCTTCTTCTCGCCCTCAACCGGCGACAGCATCGCGACCGGCATCACCGACCCCGACGGCGGCTCAACGGCTATCGCATACACGTACGGAACGGCCACCGCGTCCTACGCCTATCTCTCGCAGACGGTGACGGGTCTCGACGCCTCGAAGGTCTGGACCCTTTCGATGTGGTTGCGAGTCGCCAGCGGAACGAAGGCCCTTTCGCTCTGCCTCTCGAACCTGACGGTCGCCACGGTCTACAAGGCGATCACCGTGACGACGACCTGGCAGCGCTTCTCGTTCACGCTCACCGAGAAGCAGCTCGCCGCGACGGCCAGCGGCCTGGGTGTTGGGTTGGCGGGAGCCGCACCGGGGGACGTGTTCCAGATGTGCCGCCTCCAGCTCGAACAGGCCAACGCCCCCGGGCTGTACGTCAAGACGACCTCGGCGCCCTTCAACCCCAACGGCGCCCCCCGCGTCCTCGTCTGATCCTCCTATCGCCGCGCTCATGCGATGGCGAGCCCTCTCTGCACTGCGTACGGCGGCACCCCGACGATCAACGGCGTCAACGTCCCGAACGGCGACACCGTCGACGTGGCCCTGGCCGATCACGCGGGCGTCCGCACGTGGACGCTCCAGGTGATCGGCACCTCCGCGGGCGTGTCGGTCTACGACCTCTCGGTCAACGCCGTCGCCAAGACGGCAACCTTCACGAGCCCCGATCCCTCCGGCACGGTCATCCTCAAGAGCACCATCAACGGCGGGTACGGCCCCGATGGGCAGCTCGACCCGAGCCTCTCCTGCACGTTCGGGATCTACGTCCTGTCGAGCGGGACAACGCGCCTGCTGGCGGTGAACGAGACGACCGAGGGCAACGCCGCCTACGGCTGGACCGCCTCGATCAACGCGGGCCTCGCCCTCGCGGGCAACGCCGTCCAGTACGGCGGCGACATCGGGGGCACGCTCGTCACCCCGAGGCTCGTCGCGATCAACGCCCACTACTTCACGACGAACGCCGACGTGGTCCGGGGCGACGGCTCGATGGGCGCCGTGCCCTCGGCCGCGCTCCCCCTCGCCGCCGCAGGCGCGCGGGGCGGGGTCAGCCTGCCCTCGACCCCGACGGGCCTGTTCCTGCGCGACGACGGCGGCTGGGGCCCCCAGGGGCTCGCGACGGTCGCCATCGCCAACGCCGACACGACCCTCTCGGCGGGCCAGGCGGCGTGCGGGATCCTCGTCTTCACCGGCGCCCTCACCGCCTACCGCTACGTCACGCTCCCGCTCACCGCGGGGCGCGCGTGGTGGGTGATCAACACGTGCTCCGGCGCCTTCGGCCTGAACTTCCGCGGGCCGACCGGGGGCTACTGCACGATCAACAACGCCGCCCGCGGGATGATCGTCACCGACGGCACCGCCTTCTTCGCGTGAGCGCCCTCAGCCGGGCGAACCGAGACGCCTACTTCCGCTCGACGAAGCCCACGACGTGCACGGCCGTCCTTGGGGATCGCGTGGGCTACAGCAGGTATTTCCTGCTCTGCATCGGTCTGCCCCCGACCGACCCCGACTGGAGGCGCATGGGGGTCGTCGTCGAGCTGGTCGGAGAACGGCTCGTCCGGGTCACCTGGGACGACGGAGAGAGCGTTCTCGTGGCCCGCACGGCCATCGCCAAGCCGGGGTCCCTTAGCTGGGCGGAGTAGCCCCTACTGGTTCGAGTAGGTCTGCGTCATCGGGGAGAAGTCCGTCGCGGGACGCTCGACGCCCAAGAACGTCGTGTATCCAGTCGAGAAGGGGAATGTCCCAGTCCCCTTCGTGCACATTCCCGTCGCGGTGTTGACCGAGTAGTAGTCAACCACGGCAGTCTCCGTGAGCGTGAAGACCCTAGTTCGGTACACCCCACAAGTCGAACCGAGTTCCTGGAAGTAGCCCACCCCTGCGCCGACAGGCG